CAGAAAAACAGAAATTAAAAACATCTTCAGCCATTCTACGTCAAATCAATATATGCGCCTATAAGAAACATCTCGGAAAAGGTAAATATGAATACCAAGAGGGCAAAAATGGTTTAACTTCTGTATTTAGTCGTGTTGATAATGAAGAGCCAGTCCAATATCGTTATATTAAACCAAAAGAGCCTATATTTGACCCTGTATATGGTGAATTACCCCTTTTTGCAGCTAAATTAAATACTCTTAATAAGGCTCTTAAAAATTCAAAGGGGGTTGTATTAATATATAGTTTATTTATTTGGGGAGGTATTATACCAATGGCTGTAATGTTAGAACATATGGGATTCTCACGATATAAAGAACGTGACTTTTTAAGCATGAGTGATAAAGTCTCAGACCCTGTAAAATACAAAGATATTCAAAAACCTTCTTATTGTATTTTATCAAGTGAAAGTGGTAAAGAGGTAATGGGAACATCTACAATTGATGATTTATTAAAAGATATTAATTCACCAAATAATCAGAATGGTGAAAAAATAAAGGTGATTCTTATATCTCCTGTAGCAGGTGAAGGTTTATCATTTAAAAATATACGCGAAATGCATGTCTTAGACCCATGGTATCATTTAAATAATCAAGAACAAGCGATTGGTCGTGCAATTCGTAATTGTTCGCATTCGTCTTTACCAATTGAAGAACGTAATGTAACAGTTTATTTACATAGTACAGTATATCCAGATAATTATAAAGAGACATCTGATTTACATGCATATCGTCTAGCTGCAATTAAATATCAACAAATTCAAAGTGTAAATGAAATTATTAAATCAAATGCATTCGATTGTATATTAATGAAAAATGCTAATATTTTTCCTAAAAATTTATTTCAATTTACTATTCAAATAAGTACATCTCGTAATAAATTAATAATGTATCATTATGGAGATGATATGGATAAATTAATTAAATGTAGTTATTCGGATATTGGGGTTAAAGATGTTCGTAGTTTTAGAGAAGAGAGTTATGCTTTCTTCATTCCAACACTTCAACAAAAGCTTAAAAAAATAATTGAATCAAGTACTAAATCGATATATAGTTATAATGAATTATTAGATATTATACATCCCAATAAAGAGATTGGTACAAAAGTAATACAATCATTATTATTACCATACCATTTAAATAATGGAAAAATAATGATATATCATCATAATAATTTTATTGTATCTTCAATAGATACAAAAATTCCAATATCAACTCGATTACAATATCAATCAATTGAGGAAGTAAAACCAATAGAAACAGAAATTAAATGCTCTTTAGAACAAGTTTTTGAACAAATAGAAAAGGATTCTATAGATGTAGCTACATTAAATATATATCAATCATTAGATTCTATATGTTGGAAAAATTTTGCAGAAAAAATAATTCAAACACCAACAGATAAGGTTGTATCTATTCAAAAAGCATTAACAATATTAGAGAAACAAGGTGCATTTATTTTAAAAACAGAAATAGCTGCAAATACTCCTTCTAGATATAGTGGTTATGTAAATTTATTTTCAGATGAAAAGACATTTGAAGTTATTATATGGGATGATGATGAGGGTTATCGCGAGGCAATTCAAAGTGAAATAGAACGGATTAAAAGATTTAGAATTTCTAACCCTTATACAAATCCATTAAAAATGACTATTACAAAAACAGTTGGTATAATGCAACGTTATCGCAATACAAAAGAACCAAATAGCCCATATCGTTTTCAATTTAAATTAGGGTTAAATAACGAAACCGGTAAACGATTAGGAGTTGTATGTGAAACAGGGCTTAAAAAACCACAAATAGAAGAAGAGGTGATAAAATATACTAAGAAATCTATGAAAGCTAATGTGTCACAATTATGTTTTAAATTGATGATAGAACTATTAAAAGATAAAAAACTATGGTTACCGCCGATATACAAAATGAAATAAAAAAATGATTCCTTTTTCTTTTATCTATTATAATAGAGATGTTATTTGTACCTATTAAATTTAAAACAACGGTCCAACTTTATCCAGCCGAAATGGATATTAAATACCAAGAACGGATGATTGACAAAATTAAAGAGGAATATGAGGGTGTGTGTAGTAAATATGGTTATATTCGTCCAAATTCAATTGAAATTATTAAGCGTTCCTGTGCTGTATGTCAAAAAGCCTATTTTAATGGAGCCTTTCGCTTTGAAGTACTTTGTCGCGCAGAAGTATGCAATCCAGTCCAAGGTAGTATTGTTGAAGCTATTGTGAAAAATAAAAATCAATTGGGTATTCTCGCAGAAAGTTTTATTGATATGAATCAACAAAAGGTACCGATTTTGGATATTATTATTCCAATTCGTTCTGCAGGTATTATTTCTCAAGTAAATTTGGAACAACTACAAATTGGAGAAAATATTCATGTAGAAGTCATGGGAAAGAAATATCAAATGAAAGACCATAAGATTTCTATTATTGGAAGAGTCGTAATTAAAGCAATTGAATTTATCGAAGAGGTTGTTACAGAAGAAGAAGAAGATGTAGAACATGTACCTGGTCTAGATGAGGAACTTTACGATGAAATTCCAGTAGTAGAAGAAGAGATTAAAAAAGATGGTGGAGCTGAAGATGAAACTAAAATTGTAGATGATGATGATGATGAAGATGGACTATCATCAATTGACAGCGAAGATAATGAAGAAGACCCCAATTATGAAGAAGAGTTTGATGAAATTGGTTCAGAAGGAGGATTTGTGGGTGGAGATGATGATTAAAATATATTAAAAGAAAGAAAAGGTAAAAACAAATATGACCCAAGAAAAGTGTAAACGTATTGAATATTTAATCAAGAATTTAAGTATAACTCAAATAGAAGAATTATTTAAATTTTTTCAGAGAAATAAATGTAGCTATACAGTAAACAATAATGGTATTTTTTTGAATTTATCATGGCTAAGTGAAGATATATTGGACGGGATTGAAAAATTTATAACATTCTGTTTAGAATCAAAGAAAGAGTTAGATAGATATGATGTTATTTATCAAGATTTAAATCAACAACTAAATGATATACCTAAAAAACAAAAAGATTTACAATCTGATTTAAGTAAAGATATTAGTACAGAGGTAAAAAAACCTACATCGCGTGTATCATCAAGTATGAAATACTATTTATTAAAAAAGAAATATTCAAGAAGTATAACAGTAACGACACAATTTCAAGTAAAAGAATCTCTAATCAAAGATATACCTTTGCTTATAAAAAATGAAGATATATAAAAAGAACAATATATAACATTATAAGATTCCTTTTTAAAATGAATTGGAAACTGTATCCAAACCTGTATTATTTTATTAAAAAACTACCCCAATATAAAACATATCAAGTAGAATTTAACGATCATCAACAAAGCGTTACTTATGATGAAAAGAAAATTCCTGTGAAGAAAATTGAAAAACTATATCTACCTTTTCAAAAAAATATTCAAGCTCCATCATCCATTCAATCTTATAATGAAAGTTTGTGGAAAATTATGTGTAAATATATTCATCCTGATTATATTTTAACATCAAAATCATATCAGAATGAAAATACAATGTATTTAATTCGTAATCTAAAAAATTTTATTGTAGAACCAAATATTCGTTCAATTATTACAGGTCGTAGAATGTATTCAATTCTCGAAATGCTAGATAAACCAGTAACTGAATTTACACGTAACCATCAAAATGCAATTGGCTTCTTCTTTTCTTATATACTTGGGTATAAAATTAAAATAGATAATGATGTCTATGCATACCAACTAGATAGTGATAAATCAATTACTCTTATTCGAAATGTTAAAGGTTTTTGGTATGAGCCTTCAGATAAAAATTGATCTTATTAAAGAAAACTTGTTTTAAATATACAGGAATGAATGTCTCAAAAGAAAAAGTTTATGATGTACTAAACGACCAACTCCAATATATTGGAGATGATACATCTAACTGGAGCTGGAAAATATATTTTCAAGACCCATCTAAACCATGGAGCTCGAAAGATATTGAACGTTTTATTAAACTTTTTCAAAATTTTGAGGAATTTATATATGAATTAAACAATGATATTCTTGAAGTAGAAACTGTTGATGGACCTCTTATGTTAATTATTGATTCATTACAATCTATTTCGGAGTATTGTCAAAATGACTATTTTGAAGTAGTCTCTCATAAATGGATTGAGAAACATATTCTTACTACAAAAGAGATTGAAAAACATTATGATCTAAATATTGAATCTGTAATTACCAAATCACAGGAAACAAATATTGATGAAACAACTATTCAATGGCAAACCATCCCTAAATATTATAGTCAATCAAAAAGAATGGTTTTTAAAAATAAAAAAAATAATTTTAATATCATCTTTGAATATAATAAAAAATCCACAGAATCATTTACACTTATGAAAGATGCTGACCTTGCTAGTATGCCTTATAATATTAATATTTATATGGAAACAACTGATAAAGTTGTTAAAGAAAATACATCAATAATGATTTCACAAATGGTATTTGTAATGCAACAACTTATCAACGATGAATATCTTCTAACACAAGACCAACAAAAAGCGATTTTAAACAAATATACCCAACTGATTTCGAGTGTTCGTGAACTAAATAAATATGAAAAACAGAACCCCACCCCTTATTTTCTTGCCCCAAAACCTGTTACACTCGAAAAGAAAAATTTAATTGACCCTGATACGACTTATGGTGTTGTAAGTATTCTTAAAAATTACGCTGTTACAGATAAAGCTGATGGTGAACGTATGTTACTATATATTGATGAACAGGGTGAAGCATATTTGATAAATAATACATATAACGTAAAGAAAACAGGATTAGTAGTACAATCTAACCAACTACACCAATCTCTATTCGATGGTGAATATATTCCTAAAGAACTATTGAAAGATGATTCAGAATTTGATATCTTTGCTGTATTTGATGTTTATTTTATACAAAAAGAATCTGTTATGCATCTGCCATTGATGGCAACTGGTAAACCCAATCGTTATCAAAAAATGCAAATGGCTCTTCAAGATTCTTATTGGAATAATGGAGAAGTTTATCTAAAAGTTGAAATGAAAGCACATTACTATGAAGAGGGAAAGAGTATTTTTAAAAAATGCAAAGATATTCTTGAGAATCCAAAACGTCGCTATGATATTGATGGTCTTGTATTTACACCAATTGATTTACCAGTATTTGCATATTATCCAAATCAATTTAAAAAACTCAAAGGAAAAAGTGTGGCATGGGACCGTGTCTTCAAATGGAAACCTGCAGACCAAAATACTATTGATTTCCTTGTAAAAATGCAACCAGATGAATATGTTGATGTTAAAGAAAATAAACGTTATAAACGATTTAAACTATTTACAGGATATAATGCTTCTCAATGGGAAGAAATTTCAGTATGGAAAGGTATGCAAAAAGTTTTTCAACGCGAAAAGAAAGCCCCCGTTGTAGATGACTATCAAGCAAAGCTATTTAAACCAATTAATAACTATCATCCAAACATAAGCATTGCATTCTTACCTGTTAATGCAGCAGGTCAAGCAGTTACACATGAAAATACAATTGTTGAAGATAATATGATTGTTGAATTTGCATACGACCGTGATGGAAAGCAACATGCATCTATGAAATGGCTTGCAAACCGTGTTCGTGAAGATAAGACTCGTGCATTTCGTATGACAGGTGGTCTAAGTAAAACTGCAAATGATTTGAAAGTTGCTCTAAATATTTGGCAAAACATTTATGACCCAGTCACTTATGAACATATTATTGGAGAATCAACTGTAGATATAAATCAACTACCAAGTGATATTGAGGAGCGCCTCCTTGGTACAAATGATGTTTATTATGCAAGAGATATTCCCCGCAATCATATGTTATCAGTTCATATGTTAAATTTCCATAATTATGGTATTAAATCATATCTATATGAACGTCCTGAAAATAGAGATTCTTTGTTAGAACTTGCATGTGGTATGGCTGGTGATTTACCACGATGGAGAGACAGTCGATATAACTTTATTCTGGGAGTAGATTTGGTAAAGGATAATATCGAAAGCGCACAAGGAGCATATGGTCGCTATCTACATCAACGAACAGAATTCTTGAAATACCATCGTCAGGTTCAACGTGTATATTATCCTCAAGCAATTTTCTTGATTGGAGATTGCGCTCTTCCTCTAGAATCAGGTGATGCAGCAAAAGGTAAAGATCTAGATTCCGAACAATTGCTAAAACTATTGTATATGGGAAAAGTAACTGAAAAATACAGTTATCTAAACCAATATCGTATTCCAGGTAGAGCCTCTCGTAAATTTGATGTTGTTTCATGTCAATTTGCAATCCATTATTTCTTTAAAACGAAAGACTTACTAGATGGTTTCCTAAGAAATGTTTCTTATAATCTAAAGCCGAATGGTAAATTTATTACAACATTTATGGACGGACAGAAAGTACATCAAATGATTAATAAGGAAGGTTCAGCTAAAGGTGTTAAAGAAGACCATGTTGTATGGTGTATTCAAAAACAATATAAATCATTTAACAAAGCTAATATTTATGGACGTTTAATTGATGTTTATTTGGAAAATACAAATCATTTTATTCCAGAATATTTAGTACATTTCGATATGCTAAAAGAAAAAGCCCTTGAGTTTGGACTAGAGATTGTAGAAGATGGATTTTTCAGTGATACTTTTGAAATGCTAAAACAAAAAATCGTTCAAAATGATCCTAATCGTAATCGTTTCCTAGATAAGGATATTATGATATTGGATAAAGACCCAGTACAAACACGTTTCAGTTTCATTAATAGATGGGCTATTTTCAGAAAAATGGATCAACGAGAAATGACAGTTTAAAATAATATTAGATAATTAATATAGAAGATGGATAATATAGCTAATTGTATTAAGGAAAAAGGAAATTGGGGGTCTAAATTAGAACCTGAATTACGCATTGATAATGAAAATTTTAGTCCTGAACTTGTAAAAAACTTATTACCAATTGCTTCTCCAAAATTAGATAAACTAATAACACAAATAAAAGAATTAGATCATGAAGATTTAAAAAAACATGGGCGTATGTATAAACATTTTATTTATTCAGACATTAAATCTGGATATGGGGCAAAATTAATAGCATCTGCATTAAAATCAAATGGATTTCATCACGCATACGGTTTAAAACAGACTAATAGAGGGATGTCTTTTAGTTTAGATTTAAAGTCAAAATATAATTTTAATACTTTTGCTATTTTAACATCTGTTGCATTTTATAGTAAACCAATTGGTGTTAATTTTCGTCGCGAATTATTAAAAAAATTTAATGAAAGACCAGATAATGTATATGGTGAAAATATTCGTATAATAGTACTTGATTCTGGTTTTCGCGAGGGTATAGATTTATTTGATATTAAATACGTTCATTTATTTGAACCAATAGCCACATTAAACGATCAAAAGCAGGCAATTGGCCGCGCAACTCGTTTTTGTGGACAAAAAGGATTAAATTTTGACCCAATTATAGGCTGGCCTTTACATGTATATCGTTATGAAACAATTTTAACAGAAGAAGTAAAAACATATATTGAAAGAAAAATACCAGATATAAAGCCTGTAAATACATTTTTTGATATTTTTATGAAATACAGCAATATAGACCCTAAAAAAATTGCATTTGCGAATGAATTAGAAAAAGTAGTTATTGATTCTGCTATTGATAAGATTTATACAAAAAACATACATGATTTTAAAATTGGTGGTAAAGAAAAATATAAATGGCCTCCAGTACAAATAGAGAATTTATGTATAGATACTTCAAAACCAGAACAGCAAAAAGGACCAACAATCGTTGATTTTAGTCCAACTCAAGAATTTATACGTGAATATTTTACACCTAAAAATCCACAAAAAGGTATGTTATTATTTCATTCAGTTGGTACTGGGAAAACATGTTCTGCTATAGCAACCGCTACATCATCATTCGAACAGGAAAATTACACTATAATATACGTAACGCGTTATACTTTAAAACCAGATGTATGGAAAAATATGTTCGACCAAGTATGTAGTGTTGTCGTACAAAGTTATTTAAAATCAGGTAAATCATTACCCGAAGCTCAAGCTGCAAAAATACGCTTAATTTCTAAAAAATGGATTGAACCATTATCTTATCGTCAATTTAGTAATATGTTAGATGGTAAAAATAAATTATATGAAACTTTAATACAACAAAATGGTACGAAAGACCCTCTACATAAAACATTATTAATTATAGACGAGGCTCATAAGCTATTTGCAGAAGATGTCGAGGGTCAAGAAAAAGCAGATATAGATGTTATTAAAAAATCATTAAATCATTCCTATGAAACATCTGGAAATGATAGTGTTAAGGTGTTACTTATGACAGCAACACCATATACGAGTGATGCAATGGATATGATACGTTTAGTAAATTTACTTTTAAAATCGAAATTACCAGAGGACTTTGAAGAGTTTGCAAAGCAATATCTTGACGACAAGGGAATATTTACAACAAATGGATTACTTCAATTTAATAAGCAAATGAATGGTGTTGTTAGTTATTTAAATCGTGAAAGAGATATTCGTTCATTTGCATATCCAACAATAAGTGAAATTCAAGTACCATTGTCAGATTATGAATTTAAAAATGAAATGACAGAGTATATTTATTTTAAAAATATTACAAAAGGACGTGCAGATGATTACCAATATCAAGTAGTGAATAATAAAATAAAGGTAATTGATTTAGAAAAAACATTAAAAAAAACATTTAATGATATAGTTAGTAAAAAGGAAAATGTATATAATAAGTGTATAAATGATAATAAAATTAGTTTTGAAAAAGAGCATCAAATGCTTAAAAATAAACATAAAAAAGATATGAATGATTGTAAAAAAATATTAAAAGAATGTCAAACAGAGATAAAAGACAAATATAAAAAAATTATAAAAGACCTTAAAATAGAATTAAAAAAAGCATTAAAGTCAGCTAAAGATAATAAAGATGAAAAACTAATAAAAAATAAATATAAGTCACAAATTATGAATATAGAATTAGATATGGATTTTGATTTACAACACTGTAATTCAAAAGAGAATATTATTAAATGTGAAGCTCGTATAAAACGAATTTATGAAAAATATAAAAAATCAATAAAAACAACAAAAATAAAGGATATTCTTGAATGTAAAACTTTAAAAGATGATTTAATACATTATAAAAATAATCAACCAGACGCGAATAAACGTGTTGTAAAGGTATATGAAAATTCATTAAAAGAGAATATAATAATGCATGAAAAACGTCTTAAAGCCTTGCAAAAAGATTTAGATGAAAAAAATATAAATTTACTACAACATATTCAAAAAGATAAAAGTCAACGTACAGGAATAGAGAGATGTTTACAAAATAAATTACAACCTGCTTATAAAGAGATATTAAATAATAATGGTACCTTTGATGAGATTACAAGTAATGAAGAAGAGAAACCAGATTCAGGGTTATCTGATAAAATCTATTTAATATTAGGACATGGTTCTGAAAAAATAACTGGATTTAAAAAACGTCAAGTAATGCCAAAAGATAAAGTACTAATAGTATTTCCAGAATGTGCCCGCCCAAATTTTTTAAGCACAATTTGTGAATTTATGGATGTATATAACAGTCCTAAATATCGTATATATTTGAGAAATCCTATTAAATATCGTAAAGAATTAATTAAATTATTAAATCGTAATATTAGAATATATCTACCAGGAGATTATATACCAGATATATCTACAAATCTATTCTTAAATTTTGATAAAGAAAAAACAGTTATAGTAAAATCTGGTGTTTTTCAGGATATTCCACAGATAGACCGTAATATATTTACTAAACCTCCTAAAATGTTAAATTTAGGTTCAGATAGATGTTTAGAATATTCGGGTGTAATACCTAGTCCACTTGACTATAATACAAATATACATCGTGAAGTTTTTAAAGGAAATATATATAAACCTGCAGCTCAAGGCAAATCTTATAATGAATTAAAAGAACATGATTTTAAATTAAAAGATATTATGGAAAATATTGGTACTGGTATTTATTATTTTACAGGTTGTCGTAGTAATTATAATATAGATGCAAATTATGAAGGTATATTAGAACAAAGTGATATTCAACAAAAAGAATCAAAACGTTCTCTTAAAATGGGGTCTTTAGCGGATAAAATTCGGGGCTTTAAAAAAGGTTCTATTATAACTCCAGAAGGCTCTATCATTGTTACTCCTGAAAATACAACTATTAAATTAGAAGATGAAAAACCCCAAGAACAAAACCAACAGAAAAAAAGACAAGTTAATAAAAAACCAACACCAGAACAAAAAGAACAATTATTAAATTTACAAACAGAAATAGATGATTTTAAAATATCTATTTTAAACGATTCATCATTTATAGGTAATTTAAATACTATTCAAGAAAAACAGATTAATGAATGGAAAGCTATATTAGATGACTTACCAAATATACCATTTAAAAATAATTTAATAAAAACATTAAACTTATTAATGGTAATATTGACAACTAAAGAACCCCCTGTAAAATTATCTGTAGAATTATCTTCAGATAAAACTTATTACAGATTCTATATCGGATATATTTTTAAATATAATATTAAATCATATACTTATTATAATGATTTATATGGCGTTATTCCAACCAATAAGATGTATTTAAAAGATAAATGCTCTTCTAAAGGTTTGGTAAAACGAATTCAAACATTATATGAAAGAGAAAAACTGGTAGATTTACCAAAGGAAATTGAAAAATGGAATGATACTTTATTTAATTCTATTTGTAAAAAAACTAGAGAAATGTTATTGAATTGATAATGTTTTATTTATTTTTTAGAGCTTGATTCATGATATAGAAACAATCAGCTGTTTGTTGGTCCATTGGTAGTACAGAATTAATTGTTAGTGCATCAATTAGTAGGCGTACATTTTTCATAGTTTGATGATGGCATAGATAATGATGAACTGCTTGGCGTGTAAGAGGACTTTCACTATGATAATTTACTTGAAGGTATCTTAGTTGAGCCAGATGAAATCGTAGAATAGGTGGAAGCTGTTGGTCGTATACACGATTCATGCGATAA